CTCTGATAGTTTTGACAAGATTTTTTCATCGTCTGTGAATAAATGCATGACAGATCTCCTCATTACTTTTTATTCTATTATCTCATTTTGGGGAAATTTAGGGAGTTTTTAGAGGTGCCCAGACTCCATATCGCTGACTTATCTGAGGCCATGATACACCAATCTTTCTCAACTTGTATATACCTAGTTTATCTTCGTAACTTCATTTCATCAGAAAAAGCACCCCAATCGTTAGATTTTATGTCTAACTTTTGGGGTGCAGTTCACCACTTGGCTAAACAAAGGATTTTTTAAGAAATCATACTTTTCACTGCCGCTTCTAAAACCCTCATCACCGTCAGGCTGTGCCTTAGGGCTTCTTTCATTTGATCCCTCTTTTGATTGGCTATCATATCTTCAAAAGCGACAAACTCAGCATGCATCCGATGGTAGTCACTGTTGCGATTAAGGATCTGGGGCTCTTTTCCTTGTAAGGTAAAGCTAATCTCTGGCATGGTATTTGTGGCACCCAGAACTGCTAACGACCCTTGATTTCCTTGAATGGTCGAGCTAATCTCTGCGCTACAATCTTTTGCTCCGATACAAATCGCCTTGAAAGTCCCATAATCAAGCGCCAAGATGCCTGATGTATCGACTCCCCGTTCCATGTTTGGCAGATACTCAACACGTTCAGGTTCTCCAAAAAGCCCCACCACGAAGTGAATATTGTAGATATTGAGATCACGAAGAGCACCGCCCCCCTTAGCTGGGTCAAAGGCTGGAGCAATGTCACCACGTTTAAAGGCATCATAACGTGACGAATATTGTGAATAATTACAGTTGATGATTTTGATATCACCTAATTGACTTAGGTTTTCCTTAATAAAGGCAAAATTGGCTAAATACTGGTTAGTGATAGCTTCTAGCAAGAAAAGGCCTCTTTCTTCTGCCAAGGCTATCAAATCCTCTAATTCAGCCAAATGTAAGGTAAATGGCTTTTCACAGATAACGTGTTTGCCCGCTTCAAGGGCTTTTTTAGCAAAGTCATAATGCAGATGATTAGGAAGTCCGACATAAACGGTGTCAACTTCCGAATTGCTTAAAATCTCATCATAATTACTGCTAACTTGGGGAATGCCATAACTTTTTGCCAAATCACGCGCCGTATCAATAGAGCGAGGTGTTGCCATGATAGCCTCGAGCTCAATCCCCACAATCTCTTGCAAGACTGGTAACACTTCTTTTACAATCATACCAGTGCCTAAAAGGGCTAATTTCATATTATTCTCCTTTACATGGATAAACCACTTCAAATTCTTCACAGACCACCAGTGTCTCTTCTGAAAAAGCTAAACCTGCCGCTTCTAGCCAAATCGTGAAGAGCTCCTCATGAATCTGCCGCCAATAAGACAAATTACGATCACCCTCGCCTTCTTTATAGGCATGCTCTTTTGAAACATCTTTAAAGGGCAGTATAGAAACTTTGGTAATGCGGATGATACAAACAGCTTCTCCCTGACCATCTAGGACGAGATCATAAGTCCCAACCTTAGGAAGCGGTTCGTCATCAATTTCGTATAAATCAAAAGCCGACGCCGTCGCCGTTTTGATACCTTTCAAAACTAATTGGGCTAATAAATCGGGCTCTGCCCCAAAAGCCCAGGCATCCATCTCATCTCCAATATTGGGATTAATTTGTTGGTACTCCTGCCACATGTCTAATGCTTTCATTGTTAACTCCAATCGTTATCACATCACTTCTCGTATCGAATAAAGAATACTTTCACTGTTTTATCATTTATCCTACAATAAATACTTTATCGTTTCAGGCAAAAACGTCTCTGACTAAGATATAAATACCACACCTTACCTATGTCGGATAGAACCACCTGTTAAGGAATAGCACGAAATGCTAATATCAGGAGACACGGCTAGCAATTCCATCACTCCAAATAACGCTAAGCTTTTTCAAGCCTCAAAGAATGAAATTATACATGTTATGACTTACTTTATTTCTTTTTCTTCCATATCAATAGACTGACAATGATTACCGCTGCCAATCCTACTATCCAACATTTAATCGGATGCGCCATTTGCCAAAAACTCTCACTGGTATAACAGTGCGATAGGGTAAACCGATGGTAAGAAAGAAAATCAGATGACACCAAATCGCCGATCGAATAAAACCCAATTTCTTTTCAACTGCTGTTTTGGAACTTCGACAAGGTAAAAGGACTTCAGGTAAACATTTAAGACCAGCAAATAAACCAAAGCACTAGACCAATCCCACCAAGATTTAGTAACTAGTCATAATAAAACAGGAAAGAGCATGGTCTTGACCAAGCCTAACCAAACATGTTTAATCATTTCAAACTCCAACCACCGTCAATTTTGACAATCTCACCTTGCATAGAAGAAAGTTTTCCAGAAGCCAACATGAAAGTTAAATCTGCAACTTCTTCAGGTTGAGTCCAGCGACCAATCGGTGTCTGGTCTGCTACCCAATCCGCCAATCCTCTCGGTTCAAAATCAGCAGCCGTCATACCTGTTTTGACAGCGCCAGGTGCGATACCAAAGACTTGAATCCCATCTTTAGCATAATCAAGAGCTAACTGACGGGTAAACCCTGCCAAAGCATGTTTGGATGACGTATAGGCAGCACCTCCGCCACCAGCTAAAAAGCTTGCAATAGAACACATGGTAATAATAATTCCAGATTTATTAGCTACCATCTTTTCCAGATAACGTCGCGTAATTTTTACAGTTGCAAAAAAATTGGTCTCCATAACGCTTTGAAAATCGTCTTCGGAAATAGCTAACAAAGGCTTGTAGTCATCCAAAATACCAGCAGTATTGCATAAAATATCTACCTGAGGTACCTGATTATAAAGCGAACCTAAGTTCTCTTTCAGATCCAACTGAAAAAATGTGAAGTTGGGATGAGACACGTCTGGACTTGACGACTTATCGACACCGTAAACTACATAGCCTTTTTCTAAAAATAGCTGTACTTGCGCTAAACCAATCCCAGATGCTGCTCCTGTGACTAAGACCGTTTTAGTCATTCACTTCAACCCAGTCTTCTGCTAAAACATCGCAAGGCGTTGGGCTCCACATACTGAAGCCTTCACCGTCACCCGTCACATTAATCAAAAAATAGGGCGTCGCCTCGAGCTTAACGCCATCTACCTCGATAGTATCAAAGAGTTGCACATAATTTTCGGCACCTCCCCAACCTGTGCGAACATATTTTTTCTTGGCCTTGAGGCCCGGTAAAATGTCTTCAAATGTCATGATTTTCTCCTTTACTGTCTATAAACGTTGATTTAATAGGCTTTTCAATAAGCCTATGAGTTCTAAAATATAAATTTGTTCACCTTTTTGTGGACTTATAAAGAATTTATGGCTTTTTCGTAATAAGAAACTGCCTCTTTTTCTTTGTCCATTGAAAGGTGACTGTAAATATCCATGGTCATGGCTAAGGTTGCATGACCTAGGCGGTATTGTAATTCTTTATAGCTGATACCAGCATTTAGCAATAAACTAGCGTGAGTGTGACGGAAAGCGTGAAAGGTAAAGCGAGGGATACCAATTTCAGTAATGCGCCTATCTAGACTTTCTTGCCTAGTCGCCATGTTTTGATATTCCTTTGTGGGTGTCGCAAACACCACAGCAGAAACACGCGCCCCAGTCTCTATAAATAATTGTCGTTGCCTATTCTTGTAAAGTCGTAGCAGATTGATTGTTTTCTTGTCTATGCTTATGACCCTTACCCCTGCTTTACTTTTTGGCGTACCAATTAACTTTAGTAACCTGCTGTAATTCTTAGTTATGCTGATAGTTCCATTCTCTAGGTCAATATCAGACCATTCTAGGGCTACTACTTCCCCAAATCGGCAACCAGTAGCAAGTAAAACGCTGTATAAGACATAATCAAAGAAATAACTGAATTTCTTATTGGCTAGCTTTTCCATATAAGCCATTAACGCTTTTAAATCTTCTGGAGCTATGAACTTAATAGCCTTATTTTCTTTTTTTGGTACTTTAGGCAACATGACATCACGCGCAGGATTGAATGGCAATAACTGGAGAGATACCCCATATTGTAAGACACGCCTATTGATAGAGTGGACAACGCTATAATGTACCAACTCAGCAGATAAATCATTGATAAAGCCTTGAATATAGCTAACAGATAGCTTATTTAATTTCAAAGCGCCAAAGACTGGTATTAAGTGATTATAGAGCATTCTCTTAGTTGCTATGAATGTCTGAGGCTTTACCGTAAGCTGGTAACTTTCTAGCCATAACTCAGCCAATTCTTGATAATTCTTTATCGGCACAACTTTAGTAACCGTGTAGCCATTAGAAATGAATTCATCTTGCGCGTGCTTTGCTTTTTGCTTAACCTCTTTTCTTGTCCTACCTGTTACGCTTGTTTTAGCTTTCTTACCCGTTACTTGGTCAGTACCTAAATAAACATTAGCACGGTACACAATCGCACCGTTTTTCTTTGTAATTGGTTTGATTTTCATGATAAAAACCTTTCTAAACATCAGCAGGCAAGCCGTTATTAAAAAGATTTTGAGTTATTAGGTTTATATCATGCTGAGGCTTACGAGAACGCCCCTATTTTCGTTTGTTTTGGGTAGATAGTCATTTATATTGATTGAGGTTAAAACGCTATACAGAGCATTTAAGCGCCTTTATGAAATGGTAAGGGTGAGATAATTTTGTATCACGCGCATTTTACTAAAAAATACTGATTTTGTTGAAAGGCGTATTTACAAAACTAGACAAAAATTGACATCTTTTAAGGTGTAGCACGTAGAAAACTTGAAATAACTTGAAAGAAAACCTAGAAAAACCTATCTTTCAAATTTTGGAATATTGGCATAAGAGCCTATATAAGCGCGTGAGTTAGTCTTTATTTTTTATGTTATTTAAGTTGGTCAATGCTTGTAACATACTGCTAGTTAGCTTATTCAATTGTTCCCCTGTCACATCTGCCGCTACTCCTCCAGCATTTGCAATAGTATCTGACAAAGAAGATAAAGCTTTACTCATTGCATCTAGGTACTCGCCTATATATGCTTTTCTTTCTTCTGGAGGTAAAGCCATAAACTCTTCGTCTGATATTGTGTTTTTGGGAATATCAATTTTTACAACGGTAGTAACCTCAGACTGAAAACGAGGGTCAAGGTCTGATTTTTTTACATTGAGAAAATCAGCAATCTTTTGAACATTCCCAGAAGTAGGCAAAGAGCGACCTTTTACATATCCTGTTATAGTACTTTTAGGAATATCTAAAGAATTATGTAAATCTATTTGTCTAATGCCTTTTTCAGACATCAACCTATTGAGGTTGGCTGAGAATATTTCTCTATTTTCCAAGTCTTGAGGACTATTTTTAGCCATAATCAAAACCTCATTTATATTTATTTTATGATTAGATTATATCATAAAATAGGACAAAGTACGAAAAAAATAAAATTTTTAAAATGATTTATTGACAAGGTACGAAAAAAATAGTACTATTAACGTATCACTTTTGAAAGGAGCTAAAAAAATATGGCGAATTGGACATTAAAAGCGTGTCGAGTAAACGCAGGATATACTTTAAGAGAAGTAGCCCAAAAGGTGGGAAAAAATTTTCAAACTATCTCAAAGTACGAAAAAGACAGTGCTTTAATTCCTTTTGAGTTACTTAAAGAATTATCCATTCTTTACCAAGTTAAAATGGATGATATTTTTTTAGGAGATAGTACGAAAAAAATAGAACTATCAAAAAATGAAAACTAGGAGGCACACTATGAACATCGTTTACATGGACGGCAAGAAAGTATGAAAAGGAATTATAGCAAAGTCATAGACGAGCTGAGAACTTCCTATAACTTGAACTTGGTAGAGATTGGGCAACGTTTGGGCACCGACCCACGAACCGTTGGCAAGTGGGCGCGTGGCAAACACAAACCTAACCAAGTTAGTAGAAGGAAACTGAACAAGCTTTATAGAGAGGTGAAAGAAACTATGGCAACACAAGTAAGTATTTTTGAAGAGACAAACGATCAAGACCATTATTTAGAAGTAATCCGTACAGATAACTTTAATGGTTTGAGATTAGACATTTATGGAGATTTTGAAAATCCTTTGTTTATGGCCAGAGATATTGCTGAAATGATTGACTACCAAAAGACAGCACAAGGAAAATACAACACAGCTAAAATGCTCGCTATGGTTGATGAGGATGAAAAAATCAAGGGTATCCCTAATAGTCATACCCTAATCAACAACGGTACAAAAGTTTGGTTTTTAACTGAGCAAGGACTATATGAAGTGCTTTTCCAATCACGCAAACCGCTAGCCAAAGAGTTTAAGAAAGCTGTTAAGGAAATTCTAAAAGAAATCCGTCAAAAAGGATATTACATGGCAGGCGAGTTGGTAGAACCGACACCAGCGCCAGTAATAGATGACTTGTCTTATATCAAGGGGAAACTTGCTGACTTACAGAAACTAGATAATATCAGTGACATCAATAAAGGCATGGTAGTTATCAATCGTATCATTCTGACTTTGAGCCATGAAGACGCAAGCAGTGAGAAATGGCACCAGTTAACAGGGCAATAGGAGGTCAATTATGCAAAAAGTAGAAAACTGGAACGGCAACAGTATCCGTTTTATAGAACATAATGGCGAATGGTGGGCGGTGTTGTCTGATATTACACGCGCTTTAAATTTAAGGACTGATAAAGTTCGGTCGCGTTTAGAAGATGACCACCTTTCAAGGGTGGGCATAAAAGATAGAATGGGCAGAACGCAAGAAACTCTTATTGTTAACGAGTTCGGTATCTACGAAGCTATTTTTTCAAGTCGCAAAAAGGAAGCTAAGCAGTTTAAAAAGTGGGTATTTGAAACGATTAAGCAACTACGCCAAGTGACAGGGCTTGAAGGTTTCCAAGTATTCAGGATGTTGGATAAGGAGCACCAAAAACAAGCTATGGCAAAGTTAGAAACAGGTTTAAAATCAGTTTCTAAACGTGACCTTATCAAGGCTAATACTATTGCTAATAAGGCAGTATCAAATAAATACGGTTTTTCTAAGATGGTCGGTAAGTCAGATATGACCGAATCAATGCTAAAAGACCGTGAAGAAATCCTAGATGATACCGTTGAACTTATGGTGATGAGAGATAAGTTTGGGCTTGATTTCAGCATTGCAGATACCATATACAGCAGACAATAAAAAGGAGTGAATCGTGAATAAAGAGAAGTTAGAATATCAAACGTTAGTCGCTAATTTACTAACAATAATATCAGCGTTAGATATAGTTGCTGATGATTTAGATGACTTAGCCGAGGTTGAGCCATCAACTCGGATCATGTTAGAGCTAGCAGTTCGAGACTTGAACCATTTGTATATCGAACACAATGAACGTTCTGAAGGCAAAGAAAAAACGCACCACTAGAATGGCGCGTGAGAGCAACAAAAAAGGCTTTGACAGCGACCAAACTTCCAAGCCTTTTCACACAATTAAACTAAATCCAATAACAGCAGGCAAGCCGTTATTAAAGGGATTTTAGTAATTTATTGATACTTAAATTATAGCATGATTTAGGTATCTTGACCATACGGAGAGACATAACTCTTAAAAATGACATAACGCAAGAAACCAATTTGAAAAGAACCTATTACAGCCTATGCTTACAAGTTGGCGATCGAGAGCATGAGGCAATTACACAGAAAAATATGATAACGAGGTATCAAAATATGGCATTAAGCACACGAAACATTAAGCAACAGGGAAACCAAATTGATGAATTACTCCCACGTATTGAAATTATTAAGCAATTGATTAACGCTTTATTGCTTGCTGATAATGCTGGAGCAGATAGCACTATTTTACATCATCAAACAAAACAAGCATTTAGCGTTATTTTTGAAATGACTGAACAGCTATATCAAGACCTAGATTTAATTGCTTGTAAGTTGATAAATTGTGATGATGATAAAGAATTGGAGGCTATTAGACAACATGAATGATAAGATTTTAAGTAACTATGAATTTCTATGTGCAGAGCTGGAAAATGTTATCAGCACCTTAGATATAGCTATTAGTGATATTGACCAAGACAAAGCAACAGCTCTTGTAGAAGTAGCAACCAATAGGCTAAAGCACCTTGTTTCAGAACACACAGAATTAGCAGATAACTTTTTTTAAGGAGTATGGCAATGAATTTAGACGACATGACACAACAAGAATTTGATGAACTTCTAGCAGAGGTAAAAGAAGACTCACCTAATTTATTTCAAATGCTCAGTGATTTTGTAGATAAAAAAGTGACACGCGAAGAAGTTAGTGTTTATTTATCTATGACCTCTGACCAGCAACAAAACTATATTGACAACTATCAAGCGAGGTAAGATATGCAAAATGAACTAAACCTAACACCAACACAAAGTATTATCTTGATTATCGTATGTTTGGTTATTCTCGTATTGCTATGGCGTTATGAGAGCTATATAGAGCTTGATATTAGCCCACAAATTGATGAAGTAGAGGAAAACACCACAGACCACGTAGAAGAGCGCTATGGGCGTTATATTCAGCTTGCAGGTAAACGTTACAACTAGGAGGCATTACATGACATACACAATAGACATTTACCCAAACCCAGAAAATGCACCAGATAAGCCTTATTTTACTGAAAAGATATTTTTAGGAAGTTGTCAGCGTGAAGTAAATAACTTAAACCTGGTTAAGAACTTGCTGAATGAGATTATCACAGACGAGGAAAGCAAAGAGGCAGTTTTAGGAGTACTTAAGAGACAAACAACCTTACTGAATAGCATGATTTACGGGGTTAAATCTAAACAGATAATCTTTACTAACCCAGACAGGCAAACGGAGGTAACAGAATGACACTACCACCGCTACCAGAGAATTATAGACGTGTCCTTAATCTTATCAAGGTAGGAGCTGACAACCCCACCACAGGGGCAGAAATAGCCCTTGTTTTAAAGTTAGAAGAAAGGACAGTACAAAGTATCATCAGCCGTTTAATCACGCGCTACGGCATTCCTATCATTGGTGTAAGGCATGGCTTTAATCGTGGTTACTTTATCCCAGCAGATAAGGCTGAGCTATTAGACGGCGCTAAAGCTTTTTATAATCAAGTACAGGAAGAACAAAAGCGCCTAAGTGTTTTGTTAAATGCTGACCTTGATAGCTATAAGGAGTTACTGAAAGGGGCTGATATGAATGTTTAGTTTAAGCAAAGAGAGTGAAAACAGTCTAAAACGCGGCATATTATCACTAATATCTGGGTTTCTAAAAGAATATCTAAAACCCAAACCACGGATAACAGGCTTGATCACTCCCAAACAGATAAAAGATGAACTGGATGTAGATTATAAAACTTTGCAACGTTGGGAGCGTGCAGGCTTAAAAAGGCTTACCCCTCCTATCGAGGACACGCGCAAAGTCTTTTATAAAATTGACGACCTTTTAATATTTCTAGGAGCTGAAAAATGACAATATACGAGGCTAGAGGTTTCAGCAATACCTTGCACCCTTTTGATAAGTTAGAACCTTTTGAATATATCGCACGGTTCAAACCTCAAATAGTTCCCAAAGGAGCTAATATTGAAGAATACAAACAAACCCAAGCCCCTTACTGTTTGAGTGGTAAAGTGAAACCAGATACCAATGGAAGTTATAAGCGTAATAATGCTAGCCTTGTCTATCGTGATTTGATTTTCTTAGACTATGATGATATCGAAACAGGCATAGACCTCCCTAAAATCGTTTCTGAGGCACTCAGTGACTTTTCCTATATCATTTATCCAACCATTAAGCACACAACCGAAAAACAGCGTTTTAGGCTTGTAATTAAGCCTAGTAATGTGATGAATGAGGCAGTCTATAAGAAAACTGTAACGGAAGTAGCCGAAAAAATAGGCTTACCTTATGACACATCAAGCCTTACATGGTCACAATTACAAGGATTACCAGTGACAACAGGAGACCCAGCAGATTATCAAGTAATTGTGAATAGAGGATATGATTATATTGTGCCGAGTCAGCCATTATCTGATTATCCCGCTACTGCTCCACTTTATACAGATAACCGACAACCTAAAAGAAAATCTATGACTATGCGCGTGATAGATACCTTATTACATGGTTTTGGTAACGAGGGAGGGCGTAACGTGGCACTCACGCGCTTTGTGGGACTACTCCTTAATAAATGGGTTGATTGTGACGTAGAAACAGCCTACGAGCTTGCACAAATAGCTAATAGCGTAACTAATAAACCAATCCCACAAAGGGAATTAGATAGAACTTTTGAAAGTATCGTAAAATCTGAAATTAGAAAGAGGTCGAGAATGTGAATATCAATGAATTACAACAGGAATTAGATAAAGCCAAACAGGTTAAAAAGCCCCAAAATATGAAAGAGCTTTACCAACTTTTACAATCATTAGGCGAGACTTGGCGTGATGAGCATAAAGAAGAAAAGGAAATCACTAAAGGTAACAGAAAAGGCGAGGTAGAAACCAAAATACCACGCCCTAGTGTTGCTGAGGTAGCTAATATTTTACTCAAAAATTGCTATTTTACCTTTATTGGGTACAGTAAACTAACAGACAGTAGCCAGCTATATATCTATCATTTAGATTTAGGCTATTATATTGCCAGCCGTGATATAGTCAATAAACTTATTCTAAAATTTGATAGCAGGCTGACATCTAAGCGATTTACCGAAGAAGTGATTATTTTTCTAAGGACAGAAACAAAAATCAAGCCCCCTATGCAGGAAAGCTATTTAATACCAGTCAGAAATGGCATTTTTAACTTACATACTAAACAATTAGAACCATTTAACCCTAAGCATATTATCACAACAAAAATAACCACAGCATACAACCCAGAGGCTCAAAAGCCTTTACTTGGTGACTGGTTTGATTTTGATAAGTGGTTAGGTACTCTTGCTTGTGGCGATAAAGAAATCATCACACTACTTTGGCAAGTCATGAACGAGGCTATCAATCCCAACCGCACGCGCAAAAAGATGGTTATTTTAACTGGAGATGGGAACAACGGAAAAGGGACATTTCAAGCTCTATTAGAAAATCTGATAGGCAAGGAAAACATTAGCAACCTTAAACCAGACCAATTCCAAGAACAGCACTTACTTTCAGCCCTAAATGGAAAAGTTTGTAATATTGGTGATGATATTTCTGATAAATACCTTGATAGTGTTTCTGACCTAATGAGTATTGTTACAGGCGATACTATCCAAGTAAACCCTAAACATTTACAGCCCTATGAGGCTACTTATCGCCTTTTATGTATCTTTTCTGGAAATGGTATCCCTAGAAGTCGCAACAAGTCACAAGGTTGGTATAGGCGCTTGTGTATCGTGCCATTTAATGCAGATTTTAATGGCACAGTAGAACGCCCAGAAATCAAAGACGATTTTATTAAAAACAAAGAGCTTTTAGAATGGGTACTCTATCAAATCCTAAATATGGCGGAGTTTGATAAATTCATTGAACCTAAAGCAGTTAAAGACATGTTAGATGAGTACAAAGAGGACAACGACTTTTATTATTCTTTTGTGGTCGGAACTTATATCCCTAACGGTTATCATGAGTTGCAACATGTACCACTACCCATTATCAAGCAATGGCTAGAAGAATTTACAGAGGACGAGGGGATAAAAAACGCCAATTTATACGGTTACGGTAAGAAAATGCTTGCTGTACTGAATAAGGAGACTGAAAAAACTTACACTATAAAAAATGGTAGAGTGCCATTAAACGACCACAAAACATTAGACCCTAAAGAATTTTACAGAAGAAAGCTGACAGGAACACCTAAAGGTATCCACAAAGAATCTTAACCAGTTAATTTGTTACCATGTTACCAAGATGTTACCAAGATTGTAAAACTTGGTAACGTGTCTTAAACCCTTGATAATACTGACTTTTTACCTCTAAATCATTAAAATGTTACCATGTTACCAAGATTTTTATTTATATATATAGGAGTTGGAAATCATTTCATCTTTTCTATAGGAATAATTTTTCAAAAGACGGTAACATGAAAATGACCCCCTCTAACCCCTTGATATTACTGGGCTAAACAGTGTTACCAAGATTTTTGTAAGTTGGTAACATTTGGCAAAATTTTACATAATTTATCTTAAAGTAAGAAATGGAAACTAAAAAATGACAGAAAATGACTACCTAGAACAAGCTGAAAAGGATAGATTAGAACTTGAGAAACACCGTCTAAATTATATGGCTGATGATACACCTATTGAGCCTAGCGATATTCCTAAACTAATGGAAATAGCTCAGAAGTTACAGGCAGAAGATACTAGCCTAAATATCTATGAACTGTATAAGCACCCAGAGGCGCGTGCTAAACTATTCTCACAGATAGCTGAAGCTTGTTATATGGCTTTGAATGCAACAACGACACAAGCCCCAAAATTAGTATTTTGTGACTATCTGGAACAGCAATATGAAACAATCCTAAAGAAAATGATTGCCAGCACAGATAAACAAGCACTAGGTGAATCGCTAGATTTGTTAGAGCTACCAGCAGAGATAGAAAGCCAGTTTATCCGAGATATGGCAGTCAGTGGGCTACTAGCCAAAGATTGAACATAGAGGCACGCGCCTCTTTTGTTGTTTAATCAATAAATTTGGGTTTTGCCAATACGGGAGGGGAAAATGATTGAATTGACCATAGAAAGCATAACCAAACCACTGAAACAAAAAGGCTTATCAAAAATATCTGGTAAGTTAAAGGGGGTAGGTATCACTATTGACCTTAATAACCTAACTGTTAACTACGATAGCCAACAGATAAACCTAGCCAGCATACCAGGAACTTATGGAGGTGTCCGCTACTTCTTTCTTTGTCCTGATTGTGGTAGGCGGTGCAGGAAACTTTATAAGCAATATCTGTATTTTGGTTGTGGGATGTGTCAACAAGTCTACAAGAAAACACTAAACCGAAGTAAAACAGATTGTCAGTATTATTTTAATCTAGCATTGAAAGAGGCTAGAAAAATAGACCCTAGTTACTATCCCAAAAAAGGATACGTTGATTATGACAATTTTCCTAGCAGACCAAAAAGAATGAGGGCTAAGACATACTGGAAACATTACAGAAAGTTTACTAGCTTTTTAGATAAAGGGGGGAGTTATTGGTTGGGTGGACTAAAATAACAGGGGCATTTACAAAACAAACAAGTAAAGAACGCTCTATTATTTCCCAAACAAATAAACTTACCCAATCGAACAATGGAAACTTCTCAGAATTGAAGCAAAGATAAAGCAAAGAACACGCGCTATTTTTGATATAATCATAGTCATATCGAGGTATTAAATTATGTTTGAAATCAATATGACGATTAATGAGCAACTAAGAAACGCTAGAGACTTAAAGCCATTCATTGAAAGCCTAGAAGTCGAGCTAGCACAGGTAAGGGAACAATTCAAATCACAGCCAGCACTACTAGAACCCCAAGAAACTGAAATACTAACAGCCATTAGAGAAATCACAGCTAGACGACAACATATGGCTGACTTAATCAATCAGTTATCAGATAAAAGGCAACGTGATGTATTAAACGCCCAATATATCGAGGGGATAAAAACTAAAAATCTAGCCGATGTATTAGGTATGAATGATAGGGAGTTACAAAATATACGCAGAAAAGCTATTAAGAGTTTAGAACAGTTACAAAATCAACTAAAACAGTCAGAGACTTAAAAATTAGCGCTATTTTGGCGCGTGTTTTACCTTGTCCGATAAATTAACCACAGACTAATCAAAAGCCCTTAGAAACGATTTTAGGGGCTATTTTTGATTTACACAAAAATTGATTTAAAAATAACAACCTTTACTTGAATACGTGTTACACGTATGATATAATAATCTTGTCAGGAGGTAAGAGCGCTATGCCTATGACACAAAAAGAAATGGTTAAACTACTTACCGCCAACGGTTGGACAAAGACCAAAGGTGGTAAAGGGTCACACGTTAAACTTGAAAAAGCAGGCGAGCGACCTATAACCATCCCCCACGGTGAAATTAACAAATACACCGAAAGGGGTATCAAAAAGCAAGCAGGGCTGTTATAAAGACAGTCCCCCGCTTGTCTTTATTTTGGAGGTAAACTATGCTTGTCACTTATCCAGCTTTATTTTATTATGACGATACAGACGGAGCTAACGCCCCTTATTTTGTCACTTTTCCAGACTTTGAACATTCAGCAACTCAAGGCGAAGATATGGCAAACGCTATGGCAATGGCTAGCGATTGGTTAGGTATTCATCTAGCTGATTATATTGAGAATGGGCGAGATATTCCCACTCCTGCCCCTATTAACACTCTATCTTTAGCAGATAATAACCCTTTCCGTGATGATGAGGATATAGAGCTTATCTATGACCCTAGTAAGTCTTTTATCTCTATGGTTATGGTTGACGTGGCAGAGTATCTAGGTAGTCAAGAACCTGTAAAGAAAACTCTAACTATCCCACGTTGGGCGGATACTTTAGGGCGTGACCTAGGTTTGAACTTTTCCCAAACTTTGACAGACGCCATTGCTGATAAGAAAATTCATGCTTAACACTATCTAACTTTTAAAAATGGCATGTTGTGAGAAATAACTAACTTGTGCCAGCTATCCGTGGTATAATATATTCACAGCTGGAGGCTTGCATAGTCTAGCCGATTAGGGAGAGTTAGCCCCTGAGGTCATACACTCCCTTTTTGGTATAATAAACCTATCAGATAAGCAAAGATAACTAAAAAAAGCGTAGCTGATGACTACGCTAGTTCTTGCCTGCTGAACTCGTAAATTTTTGACCTATTTTAGGTCTTTTTTTACTCCCCTTTTTGTGGACTTTGGGAGACTATTAAAGGTCATTTGTGACTATGTTTTTTTCAAAAAGTCCACAAATTCAGAGGCTATAAACGCCTATTTCAAGCCATTCCTAGACATTTTCCAAAATGTCTTCAAATGTCATGATTTTCTCCTTAAAAATAAGCTAATGTCATTCTATCATAAAATCTAAGCAAGATTAACAACCTTTGTGTTGATATCATTTTTTGTCATGATTTTCTATTTATGCAATGGTAAGATATGAATGCTGAGTAAGCTATAAGTGGTAAAAGAATTGGTACAATGACTAAGCAAAGTAAATTATGGAATAGTCTGACTCATAGAAAAACTGGAAAATATTACTTTATACCCGTGGTGCTAGTTAACCTCAAAATGTCTCAAATTATAAGCAAGTACAATTTGTTCAATTCTCAACTGCAGCCCTGTCATTTCTCGGGCTAGTGTGTGTTCCATATCAAAAAGGGCGCAAAGCTCTGAAAAGCGTGTCTCGATAGTCCGTCTCATAGCCAATAATTTCCAATAATTATGTTGCTTAGCTCCCGCCATATTTTGACGTAAGGGAGTCCAAAGATGATAGCCTTTCTGTTCCAAATTATCTTTCAATTCATGACTAAGGTAGCCCAAATCAGCCAAAATAAAAGGTTTCTGGCAATTTTCGAGTAAGTCATCAACTGCTCTAATGTCATGAACAGAAGCTGGTGTCACAACATAGTTCAAAATATAACCTGAAAGAGTTACCAGCATATGAACCTTGAAGCCG